AATGCAGAAACGCCCCTATTCTCGAAGTATTCGCTTAGTGCTATCTCTACATTATTGGAAGCGTTTAGAATGTTTTGTGCTGATTGTAATGGGCTTAAACCGTTCTTTGTTTTCAGTCCTTGCATTGATGGGTTATTCATTGCAACGTGCATAACGTAGTCAGGTGATAGGTTGGTTATATTTTCCCCGTTGTTGAATTGGTAATGCTTTATTTGTGAGAAAATACTATTGTTTAAAGTTTTAATCGTGATTGCTTGAGGCGGTAGAACTAACTGTTGACCCTTGTAAAAGCCTATTGATTCTGTGTCTAAGTAGTTGTAACACTCACCAGTTAAAGCATAGAAAGTAACCAACTGTTCCCAGAACTCATTAAAACTTTGATTATCGTTAGGTTTAAATACAAAGTCGAAAACTTCACCGCTTTCTATTTCCTTGCCGCTGGTCTTGTCGTAAATGTAAATCGGTAGGCTTGATACCCCTCTAGCAATTCGACTAACAATTGAATAAACAACAGAACTACCTAAGTAGCCCTTTTTGATTGCGTTTTCGTCTGAAATTGTAGAACCGTTAAACCCTTCTCCAATTTTAACAAACTGGTCAGCTGTGAATAATTCCCTGCTTGAAAGTTTGCTTAAGTCCCGATATGCCATATTAACACTTTTGGCAAAATTACAATAATTTTACTTGTGTTTGTTTAACGATTCTTTAAGTACCAATAAGTAAACGCATATCCAAACCCGTCAATGCTATGGTTGAACTTATCTATTGGTATTTCAGCCCGTTTGTCATTCCAGATATAGTTGTTGAGTTCATTCTCAATGTCTGGGCTATCGTCTACAACAATCAAATAGTCTTGCATCCAACGTAACCGCTCTGATACTATTCCAGGACGTTTAAAGGCTTTGATTGCATTGTACCCCCCGTTGTGCATTCTTAACTCTGCTATGTTTAAAGGCTCTGAACTATCGCAAATTATTAAATCCTGCTTTGTGCAGTTGTTTTCAATGATCGTTTTTATGTTAGTCATTGATAGGTTACTTGAATAGGCTATTTGCTTGACGTAGATAATCTTTTTCTTCTTATCTATGGCTACTTTTGTTAATGTAAAAGGATCAGTATAACCCCAATCAAGGCCGAAAGAGTAGGGTAAGTTCTCGTTAAAAGTGCCTTTCTTCCAGCGTTTTAAGATTGCCCCTTCAAGTGGTGCGTATTCGCCTTTCCCGTAAACCTTCCAGCGGTATTCGTCTGCTGTTCCTTTCTCAATGTTTTCTTTTGTTGGCTCGTAGTCCTTAATTTTTTGAATTGTTTTAGGATCCAAAAAAGGATTATGAATATAAGTGCTTTTAAAAGTTCTCACGCTTTCCCTTTGTTCAAAGCCTTTATCTTTTAGCCAAAACTCACCAGAAGGGTTAAAATCTACCCATGTATGTATTTTGGTCCTTACATAAATAGCCTCGAATATCTCATAGCTTATACCGTTAACTTCATTGAAGAAGGAATAGTCACGTTTTCCGTTCTTAGCGTCTTGTTCGTCGTCATAAGAGTTAAACTCAATGATTGAACCGTTTTTGAAGTAAAGTATTCGGTCAGTTTTGTTATAATAGTCTACTGCTTCTTGCAACCATTCAGAACTATTTAGAATTGTTTTAAGGTCCCTAATTGCGCCTTTTTTAAGGTTCGGTATATCTTGGCCTACTACTGTTATAATGATTCCTGGTTCTTGCCTACACCTAACCGCAAAGCCTTGCATTAAAGAATAGGTCTTTCCGCTTGAAGTACCGCCTCTATTTACAGTTAAATCCTTTCCTTCTGGTATCTCATAGTTTTTTTGGAAAAGACTACTGACCCTAAAAGGTTGGTTATTGTTCTTCTGGTTCTTCACCTTCTACTTTAAAGGTTACGTTTCCACCGCTAAAATCGTGCTTGTTATCGACCTTTTCGGCTAACCCTAAATCCCTTGCTATAATGTTGTTATTGTACACTCCAACAGCGGCCCCCGAATACTTGTCGTTGTAGATTTCTCGGTCTATTGCGCGTATGATATACACATATTCCGCATATCTCCCGTCTAAATTAGCCTTATAGTGATCAAGCCTTGATATTATTTCGTTCTTTCTTAACCATATATCGAACCCGTCCCAAGTTAATGGTTTTTCTAGTTCTTGGTATTTACTGTTACCGTCTTTTCCTACAAAAACGTGCTTTAAGTAAGGATTGTTTTTAGCTTCTGTTTTATACGATTCAAAATGAATGTAAAGTTCTTCTGGTGTCTTTATGTTTTTTTCTGTTGGCATAGCTTACTCTATTCGTTTACACTTTTTTCCTAACTCTCTTATTCCGATTAAAATTATTAAGTATTTCATTTTTCAAATTTAGGTATTAATTTTTAATTGATTCTTTGTTATAGTTCTTGGTGTATTGCTTTTCTAAATACTATTTTTTACTACATTTGCCTCACTTGTTCTCAAGTTGATTTTTTAAGTTTGATTGAAAAGCCCCGTTTCTCCTTTTACGGGGCTTTTTGCGTAATGTCTTTTAGCTTCAATCGGTAGTCCTTAATCATTTCCTTTATTTCTTCAATGCTATATTTCTTTGGTTCGTGATCGGATTCTAGCCAATCCAGTTTCTCAATTCCTATTTTTACAAGTAACCTTTTTCTGTATTCCAAAATGTTCCCATGAAAATCTCTATTACATTGAACACACTGGGGCCAACAGTTTAAAGGTTCATACCTTAATGCTGGATTTCCACCAGCGGTTCTGTAATGCCCACAATCGAACTTCACATTTCTTAAATCTTTATCGCAGCTTATACAAGTAGGTTCTTTGGTTAGCCTTATCCAACGATTGAATAAAACTTGCAGGTCTTTTTTATAGACCGAAAGCGTTTTTAGTTTTTCCTTTAACTCTGATTTCTTAACCCTCCAGTCTTTGGCTTTCTTCTTTTCCTGTAACTCTCTAGCGTGTTTTATTGCGTGGTCCACAGAACAGCAGCTTTGGCCGTAACGATCTGGACGAAACGATACACCGCAAAATTTGCATTTTCTGTGCCGGATCTTTTTCATTTTCTACTTTTAAACCATTTTCCCCACTTGGGTAAATTGCTAATTTTTGCCTAGTTAATATTATCCTACGTTGTTTCGCACATTTAAACGTGCGATAACAGCCAACAAAGAAGCATTAAAACGCTCTTTGTTTTGGTGTTAGCTAAGTTTTAGATATTCATTGTAACCCAGCAAGCAATAAATCCTATTCTTTGCAGCCTTTTCGTTTTCTTCACTATCTACCCTCCATTCTGGTTTGATTCGATCTCCAGAAGTTGCAGCACGTTTTTTGACTATCTCTTTTCGGGCTTCGCTTACTTGTCTTTCATAGGCTAAAATAGTTCTTTCCTTTAGCTTCTCAACTTGTTCAACGGTAAATTCAATCTTCCCTTCATTTCTTAACCGCTTGAACTTTACGCCTCCCAAGTCCTGAACTATCGCTGTTGGATTTGATTTCTTGAAATTTATATCTGCATCAACCAACCCTTCAAAACTTTCTTCGTATTCTCTTTTTAGCCTTTCCGCTTTTTCCTTCTGGTCCCGTTTGAATTTTAGATCACCTTCATAGATTCTTTGCTTTGTGATTGCCTCGTTCATTTCCTGGACGTAGCCTAGAATGAATTTATTTATCGTGACGTAGTTTATACCCATAAACTCTCCATACTGACCAGAACACCCCCTTTCAACTGCAATTGTCAATTCGTTGACGGTTAAACTACCATACAAACCAGTAGTGAAATTTTTACTTAGTGCCTTTGACGCTGCTATTAACCTGGCTTTGTAGTCGTCGCCTTTCTTATGGCCCACCAGCATAAAAGCTAGATCAAAAACTTTCATTATCTCGGCGTAGAATAAAGGCTCGTTTTTGGCTATCAAGCTTTTAACCGTTTCCGAATTTCGGGCGGTTATTATCTCCACTTGTGACTTTGTTAGCTTTGGGGATAGGTTTTTAAAATCGTACCGTTCTATTATTGCTAGATTGCTCATTTTTTTGTTTCATTATTTAGTTTGAATAACCAT